AAAGAAAATGCTCCCGCTAATGTCTATGCCAAACCTCACACTGGCAATTCGCCTAAAGTTGACCTAAGTAACTTTGGTTACGGCAAAAACAAGGGCGACCAGCTAGACGATGTTTGCATGTCTGTATCGTCTATCGCTGGAAGACCATATCCAGAGCCAAAGACTACCGGGGTCGAAACCCGTGGCAATGGTGCAGCGACCAAAGGCACGATGGCTAGAGGTCCAATGGCATGACCTATACCGAGTTGGTAGCGTCGATTCAGAACTATGCTGAGAATAGTTTTGATTACTCATCGACGCCCAGTATTATCAATCGGTTTATTGAGCAAGCCGAACAGCTAATATACAACTCGGTTCAGCTTCCTGCGCTTCGCAAAAACGTTACGGGCGTAACCAGTCCAGCCAATAAGTATCTTGCTTGCCCCAGTGATTGGCTTGCAACATATTCAATTGCAGTTGTTGATGGGAATGGTGATTACACCTATCTCTTAAACAAAGATACAAGCTTCATGCAATCTGCGTATCCAAATCCAAGTGATACCGGATTGCCTTTGTACTATGCATTGTTTGGACCGCAAACCAGCCAGCCAGCAGAACTAACGTTCTTGTTGGCTCCAACGCCGGATGCGGTTTACACAATGGTGCTTAACTATTTCTATTACCCAGAGTCAATTGTCACCGCAGGTACAACTTGGCTTGGTGATAACTTTGATACAGCACTGTTTAACTATTCATTAGTAGAGGCAATCACTTACATGAAGGGTGATGCTCAAACTGATATCCCAATGTACAAGGCTCGCGCAGAAGCTGCCATGAGTCTTCTCAAGCAACTGGGTGACGCTAAAGAGAAAGGCGATTCGTTCCGTAATCCACCTCCTAAGTATAAGGTTGTATGATTACTCAAACGGTCACCACATCGTTTAAATATGACTGCTACACCGCGCAGCAGAACCTGTCTACAGACACGCTGAAGATGGCTCTGTACACCGCGCAGGCTAATTTAAACGCAGACACTCAGGCATACACCAGCGACTACGAAGTTAGTTCTCCAAACTACACTGCTGGCGGAATAGTGTTGACCGGGGTAACAGTTAACACCTCCGGTACAACTGTGTATCTTAGTTTTACCAATCCAGTTTGGAACTCTGTGTCTTTTACATGCAGAGGCGCGTTGATTTACAACGAAACCAAAAGTAACAAGTCCATCGCGGTCTTGAACTTTGGTTCTGACAAAACGGTTTCAAACAGCAGCTTCACGGTTGTTCTTCCAGCAAACACCGCAACCAGCGCTTTAATTCGTTCTTAATATGTTAGTCAATACAATTCACGGCGAGATGGATGACTCTCTTCTAGTCAAAAAAGAGGGTTTGATAGATAATGATATCGAACTGACTACATGGGTTGAGTATTGGCTTAATGATGAGTTGGTGCATCGTTCTGCCCACGTTACCCTCAAAACCTCACCGTTTACACAGCTTGAAGCTGCGGCAATAGGATAAGTCATGGCAAATACTCAATCACTATGTACATCGTTCCTTGGGGAACTGATGACTGCGACTCACAATTTTGGTGCTTCGCCTATCCGTGCGGCATCTACCGCCGACACGTTTAAAGGTGCGTTGTACCTAACGACCGCGACTATCAACGCTGGTACTACTGCCTACACAGCAACGGGCGAAGTCACCGGTACTAACTACACGGCTGGTGGCGTTGTGGTTACGAACGCCACGGCACCGGCATCAGCTAATTCATCTGCCACTGCTGGTGCTGCGTACTGGACTCCTTCGGCGTCTATTGTTTATACAAACGTTACGTTGAGCACGGCGTTTGATACGGTGTTGGTTTATAACTCAACCCAAAGCAACAAGGCGGTATCGGTCCATACGTTTAGTTCACAAACAATCACCGCTGGTAACTTTGCTTTGACGATGCCGGCAAACAGTTCTAGTACAGCTTTAATTCGACTCTCTACGACATAAGGTGGCGTGTGTCAGGCTGGGGCGCAAGCACTTGGAGTAGTGGTTACTGGGGCGGGGTCACAGACGTTCTTGTTGCCATTACTGGCGCAAACGCTTCTGGCGCTGCGGGGAATGCTGCTCTTACATTTAGCCAAGCAATTACTGGTGTATCGGCAACAGGTAGCGTAGGAACTGAAAGTCCGGGTAGAGCAGCGACGTTAACCGGGGCATCAGCATCTGGCAGGGCAGGAACTATGGTTCCTACAAGGTTTCTTGCAATTACTGGTAACTCGGCATCTGGAGCGGCTGGCACATTTGGATACTATTATTGGTCTACTATTGACGATACTCAGAATCCAAACTGGACCGTGATTACGACCTTCTAAGGATTTGAAATGGCAACTTCGTATACCTCGCTTCTAGGGCTTGCCCTTCCCGTTACGGGAGAGTTGTCAGGCACTTGGGGCGATACCGTCAACAACTACATCTCTACATATATTGATGCGGCGGTTGCTGGTACACAAACAATCACCGCTGACACGACGCTTACCAAGACTACCGGTGCAAGCCTAAGCTCTACGTCATCTCAGTACATGGTGCTGCTGTGCAGCCCCGCATCAGCAAACATCACAGTCACTGCCCCCGCAGCAAGTAAGACCTACGTTGTTATCAATACGTCAGCGACGTACACGGTTACAGTTAGAGGCGCTGGCCCTACAACCGGCGTAGTGGTTCCGACATCAGGCAAAGCTATCCTTGCGTGGAATGGCTCTGACTTTGTGAACGTGGGTGGCGGAGTTGGCACTTCAACGACCGGACAGGCATTGGTTAATAGCAGCGGTGCTATTGCTGGCGTTTCTCCCGGCACAGTGGGTAACGTACTAACGTCCAACGGTAGTGCTTGGGTATCTTCAGCGGCTGCGGCTTCTGGTGTATCTCAGGCAAAAGCTACAATGATTTCTCTAGTCTTCGGCGCAATTTAAGGAAAACCCGTGGCAAACCCAAATTTGTTAGCCGCAACGACGGCAACCGGCACCACCACTTACTACACACCGTCTGGAACCACAGCGGTTGTGTTGCTTGCAAACACCGCATCATCTGGTCAGGTCTTCAAGATTAACCAGATTGTTGCTACCAACGTCAACGGCTCGGCTGCTGTAAACGCAACGGTCAGCATCTACACCAACGGCGCGGTCGCTCAAGGCTCTGCTCCTTCAGGCGGTACGGCGTACCCAATTGCTTCAACCATCTCGGTCCCGGCAAACGCTGCGCTGATTGTAGTGGACAAAACTACACAGGTGTATCTGCAAGAAGGCACATCAATCACCGTGACTTCTGGTACGGCTAGCGGCATCACCTACAGCGTCAGTTATGAAGTGATTTCATAAAATGTCCATGCGCTACAAAGGCGGGGTCATATCGGCCACGCCACCAACCACGTCAACTAGTGCAGCCACGGGTGTCTGGACCCTTGTCCAGCAGATGCAAGCACAGGGTGCTGGAACTTGGCCTGCACAGCAATATCCGGGTGGACCATTTTGGATTGGCACCTTGGGCGATTCAGGAACTGATGACGCATACGGGATAACAACCGACTCTTCTGGAAATGTGTACATAAGTGGCGAAAGTACAATACCGGGAATAAACCAACGGGTTTCTCAATCTGCAAAATTTAATTCCTCTGGTGCCATTCAATGGCAACGCAAGTTAGAAGGTGTTGCTACAAATTCCGCTATATGGCGAGCAATAGCCATTGATTCTTCTAGCAACCTCTATATGGCAGGGGATGACACCGGTTCTGGAGGTTTTACAATAGCCAAATACAATTCTTCTGGAACAATCCAATGGCAACGCAGGTTAGGAACACTTTCTTCAAACAATAGTGGCTTTGGTGTAGCACTTGATTCTTCTGCTAATGTATATGTGGTTGGTTATAGCACCGGAAATTTTGGAGGCACCAATTACACTTATTTAATAGCCAAATACGATAGTTCTGGAGTTTTTCAATGGCAATCCGCCCTTGGCGCTTCAGGTTTACCATCATACGGATATGCGATTGCCGTTGATTCATCCGGCAACTCGTATGTAACTGGATACACCAATAATGCGGCTGGTTCTGGTAATTATACAATTACAACAGCAAAATTTGACACTTCTGGAACTCTTCAATGGCAAAATAAATTAGATGGCGGTTCGTTTAATTTGGGTTTTGGCATAGCAATTGATTCTTCTGCAAATGTTTACGTAGTTGGTGAAACCAATATTTCAAACGCAAACTATGACACTTTAATAGCAAAATATAACACATCTGGAACTCTTCAATGGCAACGTCGACTAGGCAGTTCTTGGGGGGGAAGTGTTGGCTATGCAATAACTGTTGATTCTTCTAGTAATGTTTATATAGTAGGCGCAGCAGTCCCTTATAGTGGCGCCGGATATGGGCTTCAAATAGCCAAATATAATTCATCTGGAACAATACAATTTCAACGAGTATTATATCTTAGTATAGTTAGGTCCGTGTATGGGTACGCAATAGCAGTAGATTCAATTGGAAATATTTATGTAACTGGTTATAGCGCAATCGGAGCCGCTTCTTCAATTGAAATTGTTTTGGCAAAACTCCCCGGAGATGGGTCATCGACTGGAACTTATACGGTTAACGGATATTCATTTATTTATGCCGTTTCAACTTTAACAGACTCATCTTCAACGCTTACTAGTTCTAGTCCGGGATTTGGCAGTCCTTCAGGCGTACTTCCTTTTGCTACAACAACTCGTACAGATTCTGCGTCTACTTTAACTTATTCAGTTACTACCCTATGAGTTCATACATCAAACTATCGACCAATGAATTCCCCCGGCACATTGGGGACATTGAGATTGACCCAGCGGGTATGGCTGACTACGCTCATGTGGAGTGGGTCGATATGCCAGCGTTTGACCAGAAGACCCAGCGTTGTGTAGCAGGAGCGCCGCAGCAGACTGACGGCACTTGGTACTGGACATGGACAGTGCGTGACGCTACCCCAGAAGAGATTGAACAGGCAAACAAGCCCTTTGACCCGTTAGACCCGTTTGGCCGGATGAACAATGTCTAAACGCTACCCCGGTGGGTTTGTCACAAAATCCCCAGTTGCCCCAACGATATCCGCTGCCTCTGGCGTGTGGACGCTAGAACAGGCAACCCAGTACATCAAGGCTGGGACTTGGCCCGTTTCGTATGGGAATTATTGGATTGGATTGCTGGGTGGCACTGGGTATCAAGTTGGAAATGGAATAACCGTTGATTCTTCTGGTAATGCCTATATTTGCGGGAATAGTGCTGTTGGGCTTCAAATAGCAAAATACGGAGTTTCTGGGGGTATTGCATGGCAACGGGCTTTGAGTTCTGGGAACGGAACTTCTGTTGCGGTAGATTCTTCTAATAATATTTATGTTTGTGGGTACTATGGAAGTTCACTTCTTTTAGCCAAGTACGATACATCTGGGGCAATTCAATGGCAGCGCACGCTAGATGACACACAATATGCTGCTGGGTACGGCGTGGCAATAGATTCTTCTAGTAACGTTTATGTTACTGGGCAATCTTTTTCTACAGGTGCAACTTATGTTGCCCAAATAGCCAAATACAATTCTTCTGGCACCATTCAATGGCAAAGAAAACTGGGCGATAGTAGTTATGTAACTGCTACTTATGGCAGAGGAATAGCGGTTGATTCTTCTGGAAACGCATACATAGTTGGTTATAATACAGTAGCAGGAAATCCGGCTTTATTTGCTAAATACGATACATCGGGAAATTTGCAATGGCAACGCTTTCTTAGCGGAGGCACTGTTAGTGGTGGTTATGGGGTAACGGTAGACTCTTCCAATAATTTATACATAGCCGGTTTAAGCAACAATTCTGGTACGATTGATTTACAAATAGCCAAATACAATTCTTCTGGAACTATTCAATGGCAACGCAATTTGAACGGAGGCAGTTCTAGTGTAGCGTATTCTATTGCCGTTGATTCTTCCAATAATGTTTATGCTTTTGGAAAAACACCGTCAAATGATTGCTTAATAGCCAAATATAATTCTTCTGGCACCATACAGTGGCAAAGAAGACTCGGTGGTTCTGGAGGTGATTACGGGTATTCTATAGCACTAAGTTCTGCTGGAAATATGTACGTTACTGGATACGCAACAACTAGCGATGAAGATATCCTTTTTGCCAAATTGCCCAGTGATGGTTCGTTAACAGGCACATACACTGTTGGTAGTTTATCAATTACTTATGCAGCGTCAACGTTTACAGACTCTGCTTCTTCTCTTACTGATAGTGCGGCTTCCCTTACTAGTTCTACGTCTACGTTGACTAGCACTACATCTTCTATTACCGACTCCGCTACTACCCTAACTTCTTCTGTCACTGGAATATAGGAGCAATCATGGCTGAGAAATGGATTCAATCCGCAATCAAAAAGCCGGGTGCGCTTCGGGCTGAACTTGGTGCCAAAGCTGGCAAACCTATCCCTGAGAAGAAGCTCGCTGCTGCGGCAAAGAAGCCCGGCACTCTGGGCAAACGCGCTCGGCTAGCGGAAACGCTTAAGGGCATGAAGAAGTAATTTTCCTGTCTTACAGGCAATATAAACTAGCGACGGGCACCCGCCCATCAACCCCGGAGATTCTCATGAAAGACCAAATTATTGAAATCCTTGAAGGTTCTGAGCCTATCGACGCTCTGAACGTTCTGTTTTCTGCTATCTATGCAGTCGCTTCTGCAAACGGCGTGAGCGAGTTCACGTTGAGCAGCCTCTTCTCTTCCAACATCGAAGCTCAATTTGAGATTGACGCTGAAGTTGAAGAAGAAGAAGAAACAGACGAGCAGACCGACGACTAACGTCAAACCCCGGTAACACGGGGTGTTATTGTGTTTTCACAATACTGTGCTATTAGGTGGGTTCCTCAACAAGGAACCCAGCCATGAAAAGCAAGGTATCTGACAAAGAGTTCTTGGACGCTTGGGAAAGACACAAGTCCCCGGTAGCGTTGGCAAGATTGTTTAACATCTCTGAGCGCCGCATTCACAGCAAGAGACGCGCCCTAGAGAGCGGTTTAAACATCAGGCTTTCAGCAGAAAAATCAATTGAACCACACATAAAAAAAGCCCGCCATCACGCGGGTTTGACAGATGGCATAGCCATCGTTTTCTCAGACGCCCACTTCTGGCCCGGAATCAGAAGCACTGCCTTTAAGGGCTTGTTATGGGCAATAGGGCACCTTAAGCCTCACATTATAATCAACACCGGCGATGCCTTCGATGGGGCTAATATCAGCAGATACCCTAGGATTGGGTGGACGCACCAGCCTTCAGTTAAGCAAGAGCTAGAAGCCTGTCAGGAGGCTCTAGGAGAGATTGAAAAGGCAGCGCATAAGGCTAGACATCACACACAGTTAATCTGGCCTCTGGGC